AACGTCTAGAAAAAGACAGGGCTAAAATAGAAGCAGAAAGGGAGGACTATGAAGCATAATAGACAAATTGACCTCATAAACCCAAATAAACTTGAAATGTCTATAGAGATAATAGGTGCTGGGGGGATAGGCTCATGGGCCACTCTAGCACTTACTAAGATGGGTTGTAAGAATATTAAAATAAGAGATCATGACAAAGTAGAGATCCACAATACAGCCAGTCAATTGTTTGGAGAGAATTCTGTAGGAGAGTCTAAGGTAGCCGCTCTTACAAAATATATCCTAGACTTAACTGGAGAGGCTATCTTAGTAAGTGAGTATGAGTGGAAACCAGTGGGAGTTCCCTTCATAGGGCCAATTGTTATCTCGGCAGTTGACAGTATAGAAACACGAATAGAGATCTGGAAACAGATTCTAGAAAGCCCAGGGGTAGAGCTCTATATAGACGGACGAATGGCTGGTGACTTAATAAGGATCTACTCTATTCCTCTTCATAGTGGACCTAAAGACTGGGATCCAATGATTGAGTATGCTAAGACACTTGTCCCAGTAAAGCCAGGACCATGTACAGCAAGGGCAGTCGTCTATAATACATTCGTATGTGGAGGATTTATTGCCAATCTAGTAAAGAAATATGCTAAAGAAGAAGAAGTTCCATTCGAAGTCTCGTTCGATTTAACAACACTTGAAAGAGTATAAATATTAAAGAATTGAATAATCTTAAAAAGGAGGTGAAGATATGAAAAAAGGATATAAAAAAATGTCTCCAAAAGAGTTTATTGAGATAAAAAAATTGCTTACACTTGATCTAACAACAGGGATGGTAGTACAAATAACCAAAAGATCACCAAACACTGTTATGAAAGTAAGGAAATCAATGGATTTCGCAGAATACCAAACTCTTATTAAGGCCAAAAAGGAACAAAAAGCTCATAAACTAGGAGTTTCAGGGCTCCCAGCCAATTTAGACAACAAACTTAAAATCAGTGGAGCTATAAAGATACTTCAAAATGTTCTAGAAAGTCTTTAATTTATTCTCTTTCCTATAAGAGCAACTGAGAACTCGTATTTTTGGAGGGCGGGATTATTTAGTTCCTTTATACTTTCCCATTCAGTCTCGGGAATATCAAGGGCTAGAGAAAACCCGCCCCCCGTTCCTTGTTTAACACTAGGAGAGTAGGCCCTGAACGTCACTGTGACGCTATCTTCTGCTTGCTCAACGGTATCACTGGTATTTTCTTGTATTGAATCTTGCATGATGAACAATAGGCAATCATAACCATGTTGTCTTGTAGATCTATATCAATAGTATCTACCTCACGACCACACTTGCCACATTTGCCTGTATATTTATATTCTAAAGTTACTTTTGTTACCGCTGGGACTTTCGGTATTCTTGGTTTAAGCGCCTTTTCCTGCTCAACTATGCCTTTTGGAAGAGGGTGGCCAGCCTTAGCGTGGTCATTGAGATCTTTAACCGAGTTAAACTCGACACTTCTACCCTCACTGGAACACTTCATGCAAAGAACACTCATATCATTTTGTTATTATACCCGTATCATTTTGCTCTGAGGAAGGGAGTCGAACCCCTAGTCTTCGCGTTAACAGCGCGCTGTATTGCCATTCTACTACCTCAGATCATTAAAGAATCGTTTCAATTCCTCAAACTCTTTATCATAGTTTACCATACTTTTAAAACGAATGTAAGCGTTATCTGAAATCTCTACTAGTTTGTTTACGTCACAGTACTCTAAAACCTTGTCAGCAGCCTCTAAGGGGCTTAGACCGTCTATATCAATACAAGTTACCCCATCTTCCATCAACTTACCAGCTAATTGTCCTTTGTATTGGCTCATTTTAACTATCGGAGCTCTTCCACAAGCAAAGGCGTTATGAATTATGTGGCCAAAACCATCTCCTCCTCTTTTAAGGTGGAAAATAAATTGAGACTCACGTATTTTCCTTGCAATATTCTCATGTCCTAGGATTGCCCCGTCTCTATTTCCTCCCCCATAAGCTCTAAATTTCCAATCCAACTCTCTCTCCAAAGCAAGAAACATCTTTAAATCAGACTTCCTTAAGACGTTGACGAAGGAACTAATCGTCTTCGAAACATGGGGAGCTGAGTAGCTGAAGATGTCTGTATCAAACTCTTGATGATAAAAAACTGAATGAACTGACGTTGGAAAAGGGAGCGTAGAGGCCATTAGGTTCTTAACTTTAGAATGTACTGGCCAGTTATTCCCCATCTGTTGAATTACCTTAGCGTTTTTCTGAAACTTATCTCTTAACTTTAAAAACGGAGTAACATGAGGAGCATAGGAGGCAATAATGATGTCAAAGTCAATGTTCTTAAACTGCTCAAAAGTGACTGCCCGTTGTTCGATAGGATTTCCCTTAACAATGTAATAACCATTTTCTTTCTCCTTAATGTTATTTAACGGCCTACTGCCATCTACTAGTTGATAGACCTCATCCCTTATACCAAGATACTGGAAAACTGTTCCCCTGTCGTTACCGTAAGGTTCTGCTATCTTCCAGTAGCCTTCGTTAAACCAATTAACTCCTATCGGCCTGTACAACTCCCAACCTAGTCTTCGGAATAGTAACTGAAGGGACAGATAAAGATCATCGTGATGATAGTCGCAAAAAACTTTCATATACTAATCGGTCTAATTGGGACTGCTCCCATTGCAAGTGCCTCATCACACATGGACTTAACAAGACCTCTCTTTACATCAGCCTGTAATCCACAAGCAAAGTCGTCCTCTGCAAGACGGGGGTCTTTGTTTACTGCTTGACCCTTAATCTCTTCACAAATTACCATATTTTTAACTCGTTGGAACATGTCCATAATCTTCAAATAGTTTAATAAAATCAGGATGCATATCTTCTTTTAAACAATCTTTAGTGTATTTAAGAAACTCGGCTGGTCTGTAATTTGGCTCTTCTCCGTGTTGTAGCATGTGGATATTCTGAGACAAGCCATCCATGTGTGTAAAAGACTCATCTTCTACCATAAAGCCTGTATTAACATTTTTCAAATCTTGAGCTATCTTGTAGAAATGATCATGTTTATCAGGAACAACGCCAAAATCCATACGAGTCTGCCTCAATGTTTCCCATTCGACAAATAAGCAAGATGGATGAAGTCTTACTCCACCCTGGTAATATCCAATTGCCTTGAAACCTCTTTGATAGAAGTTATTCACTATACCCCAAAATTTATCATTATCGTGAATTATAAAGTCCTGCTCAGTAAACCAAACCCAATTGAGAATTGAATACTCTAAAGCCATGTTAACAGCCTTGTCTCTCCAGTCTTGATCAGCACTAGCAGGAGTACTTGTTTTGAAAATAATCCCGTCACCCATTTTGTACTTAACAAAGTCTCTGTAATCACCATCCGTGTTCATGTCAGTGAAGATGATTATAACTTTATCAAATCTGTGACGCTGTTCTTTTATAAACTTGCGCCACAATGGATAATCTAAATGTTTTGGCCAAGCAACAATTACGTCAGGCTTCATATATCAAAAAACTTAACAAATTTATTGTCTTCTGGGTCAAATTGACAGTCCTCCCTCTTTTTAAGTTCTTCCTCTACTTCTAAAGAAAGCTTTATATACTCTGGACTTGAAGGCTCAACCTTCCTACTCCAGTGATTGTATGCGTAGAACATTGGAACATTACCTACACCAAAGTGCCTATCAGTAGACCAATTTTGGTACGGATATGTCATTCCACCTAAGTGACAAGCGTTCTCCCAATTCTTATAGCCCAGATCTTGAAGTTTTACGATCTTGCCAAACTTCTCCACGTCTCTAGTAAGCATGGCAAAGTGGTCACAACCTATGATATCAGGATGTGCTCTAAAGTCTTTCCTAGTCTTCTCTAGTGTCTCCTTCTTAATAAACAGACAAGATGGATGAACGTATGGGAACTGACTAGGACTCCACCAACCTATCATGTCGGCTTCTTCCATCTGTGCCTGAACATCCATGAAGAATTTATCCCAATCGTCTACAAAAAAGTCCTGTTCAGCAAACCAAATCCAATCGGCCTCAACATGTTCCAAACAAGGAATTGTTTCTGCTTGTCGCCAATCTTCCTTACCAAAGTCAATCTCTACTGGGTCAACCCACGTTTCCTTGATTTGCTCTTTAGAAAATTCCTCTAAATCTATATATCCGTGATGTCTGGATGGATAAAGGATAATCTTATTAAATAATGGTCTGTACTTCTTAATCATCTTTCTCCAGATTGGATAATCATTATACACACAATACTGTAAAACTATATCTATCATTTTTCCTCCTTTGTTATTATTACTATTGGTGGTTCTATTTCTGGTATAATACTGCCCTCATCAACTTCCTTAAACTTCTTGCTCTCAATGACTATTGAAAATGCATACCTTTCCCTATCAATATTAACTCCAATAACTTTTATATCCTTGGGAAAATCTGACTTTATTTTAAAAGTTCCATTGTTTATAAACATTTCACCCAATAATTGAGGAGCTATCAAAAATCTTTTCAATCTTCTCATATACGCATAACTCCTTTGTACAATTTCATTTTATGTTCTATTCTCTTGCTGTCTAACTCAGCATTAGTCACAAGATCAATTATCCCAAGCATATACTTCTCCTTAAAGTCATTAAATCCATCAACTTGGTCCATTGCTATTTGCCAAAAGGCAACTCGTGTCTCTATCTCCATCTTAGCACCAATAGTTGAAGTATCTGGGACTCTCCCTGAAAGATAACCTCCCCAGCCAGTAGACAGTGATCCTCCATGTATCCATTTCATTGGTTCCCCATACCAATTTAAGGCCTTAGTCCTCTTGTCTTCAATCTCTGTAGGTGAAGCGTGATGTTGTGGGACATCGTGGAATCTTAATCCCATTGCCCTTAGCTGAACACATGTCCAGACAAAAGTATCCCCGTGATTAATTTCTTTGAACGTATGATCCAGATGAGGACAGTGTTCTCCTGGCTTCCATGTATGGCTGGCAAAATCAAGATCGGTTTTAAGCAAGTCATTCAATTTACAGAAGAAGAAGTTAGGCCAACAGTTTGGTCCTTTATCCCCATATCCACTGTAATCTAAATTGTATTTCTTTTTACTTGCCTCTCCTACCTCAACTCCACAAGAGAATCTTGGAGAGCCTACCACGTCAGCTAGATCAGACTCTATCTGTTGAAAACACTTACTTACTATGCCTGGTTCAAAAATAAAGCCATCATCTTCTAAGAGCATTACTAGATCGGTGTCAGCTATCTTCGTCATCTCTGTAATTGGCATTCCGTTACCTATTCCTCTTGGGTGATAAATTAGGTGTACCTTGGGATCTTTTATAACCCTAGCGCAAAACTCACTCGCTACTTCTACTGGTACTCCTGAGTGATTGTTGTAATTAATGTAAAACTTGTCTACCTCGTCATACCAACGCTCTTGCCATAACTTAATCGCAAGCAGAGTAATAAATGGCTCTCCTCCTGCTGATAAGAATACTGATTTTGTCATATTAATTTCCTTTCTTTTTGTACCAAAGCCCCCACCCAAGTTTATAATCAATAAGCGTGGCAACCATGAGAATAGTCATGCCAATACTAATTCCAAGAACCAAGGAGGTAAAGTCAATCATATTTTAATCTCCTCTTTTTGACCAAACTCTTCATTAATGGCGTTTTTAAGGGCCGAACGCTGTTTATTGAGTTCTTGGATCTTCTTAGCGTCTTCCCTTGTGTGAGTATCATCATACACTTTATCTATAAGCATGTAAATCTTTATATTTATAATGCCAATTTCGTCTATAAGCTCACCTATTGTTTTTTTCATACATACCCTATCAGCTTTACATCTTCAGAAAACCCAGGATTTCCCTCAAGGAAAATAAATCTATCAGTCTCATGAACAGTAATCCCAGAGCCCTTGGGAATAGTAAGCACCATCTTCTTCCCATTAATCTTAGAAAAAAGATTTACACAGAGATTATCTTTGTGTATTTTAAGATAAACCTTGTGGTCATCGTCTCTCCAAAGATGCCTCCCGTAGTCTTTTCCATAAACACTACACCGACCATAAGGCCTATTGTCGCCACTAAAGCCACACCTTAAACAGAACTTGTCATTTTGTTTTTTCATAAGCCATGATACTCTCTAAATCTTTTAATATATGGTTTCCACTTCGTCTCGTCCACTTCAATATCTTTCAACATCTCCCAAATCTTCATTCTTACAAGATAGGTCTTCTCGTTTGCGTTAGTCATTTCATAATACCAGGCAATTTGTCTCAAATATTCCTGCTTTGGTTGATCCCCTATATAGTCTTCATAACCCTTGTGATCATGGTCCCTATACGCCAATAAAACCGCTGGCACACTTCCTGCCCTGATATGGTAGTAACCTAAGTCATTACTCTTCTTCCCATCTTGAGTTTTATTAAATAAACAATCAGACTTGTCTTCTTCTAACTCGTACGGCTTAACCCCATCCCCTAGCATTTCTTCTGTAAGTTTACCAAGTGTTTCATGCTCTGGCATGTTAGAACCCCAGTCAACATCTAAATACTTCATCAACAAGTCTTTTTTAGTAGCAAACAAATAAGGACAAAACTTTGACTTCCCACCAAGCTCCTCATGAGTCTTCCCGATTGTGTCGTAAATTGAAACTACATCATAATCGGCCAACCTGCTGAAGATGTTATATATTATCCCTTTTCTATAAAACACCATGTCATTGTCTGTAAACAAAACAAGGTCTTCCTTTATCTTCGGCAATACGTTCTTAAAGGCATCATAATACCTCACACTAGAATTCTCTCTAACAATCTCATATCCAAACTCCATCTTATCCGTATCTTCTTTAGAGATCTCCCAATTACTATCTATGAAATACACTTTGTCAAACTCGTCCTTAAGCATGTTCATGCTCTTAATAAAGTAATCAAGAATCGGTTGGTAATATTCACCACCGTATGGCTGGTATTTGTGCATACACACTACGATTGCTTTGGTCATATATATTCTAACACGCGGATTACACGCAGAAAATCACGCTCATCCCTAAAAATTTAGTATCTAATAAATGTACTGCCTTATAATGCTCATTCTCTGCCAAAAACTCATCTAAAGCCTTTCTACAACCAGAATGAATAGGATCAGTACTGGCTGTATCGTGCATCATTATAACTCCACCAGTCTTAACAAACGGAGTCCATGCCTTTAACTCATTTACTGTATGTTCATATCTATTATTTGTATCAATTAAGAGAAAGTCAATTTCTTTCTTCCAAGCAACAGATGCTTCTACACTATCACCAACAATAAAAGTAACGCTTTTCTCCTTCTCAAGAACTCCCTTTCCCTCTGGGTATAGTCTCAGATGAGCGTCGCTAACATAATCAATACTCCAAAGGTGGCCATTTGTTTTATTAGCAACTGCCGTCAATGCATATGTGGATTGACCAGCTCCTAGTTCAACCAGCACCTTGGCGTTCATTTGAACAGGAATATTATAGAGGGATAGTAAATACTCATTTATATCCGTATCTCTTCCAGCCATTTGTAGAATATCATTTCGATTAAACACCTGTCCACCAATAAATATAATCTTTTATAGCTTCCTCTACTGGTATCTCCGCAACAAAGCCCAATTTCTCTTCTGCCTTGCTTACATCTGAGTGGTGCTTCAGCGTTTCATGAGACAACATCGGCACATTAATTATCTTTGACTTAGAATTAGTCTTCTCAATAACCATCTCAGCCATATCTCTTATAAAGGTTAGTTGCTTGTTTGCAATATTGAATATCTCAAAACCATCATACTTTTCTTTGGCTAGTATCGTAGCCCTGACAGCATCATCTACATGGGTATAGTCAGCAGAACATGGAATAAAACCATTTACCATATCAAAACGACCATGAACTTTAAGATCCTCTCCTTTTAACGCCTGTTCCGTAAAAATTGAAAGTACAAGATCTGGGTTACTTCTTGCTCCTGCAACGTGATGATATCTTAAAACGACACAAGGAACATCAAAATACTTGTTATACATTTCACATAACTTCTCAGAACCCCACTTAGCTACGGCATACGGACCCTCTGGTTGTGGTAATTTATCCTCTCTCCACGGACATTCTTGTTTACCGTACACTTTATTCGAAGAAGCGAACACTACGAGAGGTTTTGGATTGCACAATCTAGCCGCTTCTAATACGTTAGCAGTACCAGCTAGATCAACCATTGCATAGTCGTGTGGGGCTGTTAAAGCTAGTCTATGACTAGGTAGAGCCGCAAGATGATAAATTACATCAACTCCATCCTTAATTGTCTCCTTAAGTTTCTCAAAATCAAGAACATCTCCAACCACAAAATCAAACTTCCCCCCAGCTTCCATTAAATTGATGATACTTCTTTTCCCTCTAACAAGACTGTCGTAGACAACAACGTCTTCTTTTTCTAAACGAGATGTTAAATGAGAGCCGATAAAGCCAGCTCCTCCTGTAATTACGTTCATATTTTTCCTATCTTTTTAATAAATTTAGCTGGAACTCCACCCCAAACCTCACATGGCGGAACATCTTTACATACAACTGCCCCAGCCGCTACTACCGCATGTTCTCCGACAGTAACTCCTGGGAGGATTATACACCTTGTACAAAGCCAAGCGCCTTCCTTAATAATAACTGGGAGGATCTTACTTACTCTTTTTCTGTCATCCCTAAAAAGATCATAGTTATGGCTACCAGTAAGAATCATTATATCATGGCCAGAGAAGGCGTCTTTCTCTATTGTTACTTTTCCTTGGCAATCAATCAAACCACTTATACCGACACCATCAGCAATCTCAGGCTTAACACCTAATTCGTAATTTATAAACCTAGCTCCACATGGATGTCCTTTATATTCTCCTACGCTCATACATCTCCCTTTAAATATTTATAACTCATAAAGTTAGAATCATATTTCTGTAGAAGAGTAAAGCCACGAGGAGTTCTAAAATTAACTACGGTCAATTGGTGGTCTCTTATTAGATTACCAAAAAATGGACGAAAATCACCAAACGGCCAATGATCCATCCCATGCAATGTTTGGTTGCTCAACCCAAGATGTTCGTGTAAGTCATGAATCATTATAAACCCACCAGGGTTAACAGCACTATAAAACTTTTGTAACTCCTTAAAACGGATGTCTGGCTCGCTATCTAAGAATAAAAGGTCAAATGTTATTTTTGGTTTTAAGTGTTCATCTAATTCTACTGAACCACGATCATCTCTTGGCAAAACGAACTTTAATGAATCTGTGTGAACGACGTTAATTCTATTAATACCTAACTTACTATGTAACGCTTTCGACTTTTTAACCCACTCTTCATTTAACTCAAGAGTAGTAACCCTGCCACTGTTTCCCGAATACGACTGGTTATTCTTATCCATAGCATAAGCCATAACCGCCGAAGACCAACCAGCATACGTTCCAGTTTCTAAGACATTTCTAGGTTTTGCTAATCTTACAAGCCCATACAAGAATTCAAGGACTTCAACCTCTGCACTACCATCCTGAATCATCTTAAACCGTCTTAGGGAGTCACTAACTTCTGGTTGTATTTCTACTCCAGCTTTCTCACATAACTGTTCAACTATACTTTTCATCTACAACCTCCTTTATTATGTCCCCTACAAGCCACCTGTAGAAACCCAATTCTCCTACAACCAATCCACTCTTTGCCACACTTGCAACAATATTCTACATTACAAATATTGCATCTGTGCTTACAATGACAACAACGAGGATGGTGATGTCTGTGATCATGAATCATTTTTACCTCCTTGAAAATAACTTTTTGTACTTAAGTCAGCACTGGCAGCATATGTCTCGGCAGAACGCATCGTAGAGGCAAAAACCTGTTTCGTTCCCCCTCTAGTCGCTTCCCAGTCCATAACATTTCCCCTATGAAAGCCTAAATTAGAAGCAACCCCCCACGAATCTTGGTTTGCTCCCATATAAACAAATGTCCAGTTATCTTTCTTTTGCAACTTCTCAATAAGACTTCTTAAGCAACGCTCATCATGTTTCCTAGAGGAGTTCTCCTCACCATCGGTCATTATTACTACTATTGCTTTTTGATTGGATTTAACCTTCTTAGCCATCTTCTCTACTGTTTCAACAACAGCGTCGTAGAGAGGAGTCATAGCATTCGGTTGGTATCCCTTTTTAGTAAGCTTCCTCACTTCCTTAACATCAACCATTGAATAAGGAATTCTAATTCCATTTGAGTCGAATTTCGTTAAGGTAAGATAGGACTTTGTTTTCTGCTTCTTCAGGCCATTAACGTACTCATTGAAACCACTAATCACTGAGTCTCTAATACCTTCCATTGAACCCGACTCATCAAGAACAAAGTTTATAATTGTATCTGCTTTTTTCATTTTAAAAATTCCCTCCATTGATTCTTAATATTTTCTTTTCCAAATAACTCAATCGCTCTCTTTCTTCCTGCCTCTCCCCATTGACGGGCTAGATCTTTATCTTCTAATAACCTGTGAATTGTTGCCCTTAACTCGTTCATTTCGTCCGAATAAAATCCGCTTTTCTCTGTCTCAATAATCTCTGGTATCTCAAAGAACTTAAACCTCTCCACCTTAAGATTTTCAGCCATCTGTCTCCCAATGGAAACAACTGGAATACCTGTCATCATGGCCTCTATTAACATCAAAGTATAAGGTGCTGGCCAAGTCCCTGTATAAACATAAACACGGTTGTCTCTCAACTCCTTCTTCGTCGTTTCGTACGGTATCTCTCCACCATTGAGTGGGCCAAGATCGTCATTCCCCGAGCCGAAAATTGTAGCAGGAAACCCCTCAACCATCTGCATCACATGATCGTAATGACAACACAGTCTTCTTCCCTTAAGCGTTTGAGTGAAATTGACAACTCTTTGTTTGTCCCCATTCCAACCACAAAATTCTTCTGGATCTTTGTAAAACCTAATCGTAGCGTCTTCGCCTAAATAATCTGGAATATACTTCTCCATCGGAGAATATCTTACAATCTGCATTCCTTCGTATCTCATTTTTCGAATCATGTTCTCTACAACCTTCGTAGACTGGCCTATTGACCTCCAAATTACCCTCTTGTGCTTCATTCTATCCCAATTCTCTGAAATCCATTCTGGAGTGTGCATGGCGATAATACAATCAAACGGCTCAATAAGCTCTGCTGGAAGTCTCGTCTTTGGGTGGTGTCTAGTAAGTTCTTCAAATTCCTTAAAATGTTTAGCTCCCTTAATTCCTGGCCTCGGAAGCGACTTGTTGCCCCGTGGATCTGCATAAGCATCGTTCGAAAACACATCATGGCCCAACTCTGTCAACAAACTAACCTCATCATATTCTAATACGCAATGTGTACTTAGATAGTGTATTTTCATATAGTCTTCTGTATCTCCTCTAGTCGTTTTTTCATTAAATTACCTACTGCTTTGTAAGACAATTTATCCTTAACCATTTTCTTTGCGTTAGTCCCTATTCTACCACCATCTCCGCTATTATTAAAGACCCTGCGCATCTTCCTCTTAAGCTCATCTATATTAACCTCTGCCCAGTTCTGGTCTTTAGAGTACCAAGGAGCAAATCCCATATTAAAAACTCCCGTCTTCTCCCAACCAACTAAATGAGCTGTATGACCATCTTCAAACCATTCATGAACTCCACCTATATTAGTAGAGATTACTGGATTGCCGACTGAGGCTGCTTCAGCTTGAGGAACACCCCAACCCTCTCCTCTATGGGCAGAAACAAAACAGTCCCCAGTTGAATGGAGACGTAAAACATCTTCTTTTGAAAGAAAGTCAAAACAAAGTAAAACCCTTGGAAAGCTTGTTAGTCCTGATTTTCTCTTCCATCTTTTAATATCATCACGGATAACATCTTTCTCTTTTTTATCAAATCCGAATCTATAGACCTTCAACAACAGAGTCACATCAGTTACTCCTTGGAACTCTTCCCAATAAGCCTTTAACAGCGCTCTTGGGTTCTTTCTCTCTATCCATTGAAAAATAGAATAAAACAAATAACCTTCATGGTGAGGAACATTAAACGGTCTTTGGGCATCAATGTTCGTACTTAAAGCCTGAGGAAAAACATGAATCGGGACTTTAACACCAGACTTTATAAAGCTTTGTTTATGAAATTCTCCGCCAGTCCATATCTCATCCATTAAGTTACAATTCCAAGCCCAAGTCTTCGACAACCCGTCTGTTTCCCAGAAAAGATGTCCTATGTGATATTTACAAGGTTCAAGGAATTTCAAATAACCATCCGAAGGTACGTGGACAATCTTTATATCGTAAGGCATTGATCTACCCTCTGACTTCTTAGCTATTTCAAAAGACTTTCCAAAACCCTTCTTACTGGCAGAATATACTACCCTCTCCGTTGTTACCTCCACCCCAGCTTCTACTAAAGCACGAATCGTGTTTCTATTGGCCTCACCGTAACCAGTGAAGTCTGACCAAGGACCAACATATTTACACGATACTTTTTTTCCTAGCATATCTCTATTTCTAATGTATCTCCTATTGTATTTGTTTCTTTAACTGAATCTGCTACTCGCCACGCTAAATCAACCTTCGCATCATCACCCTTATCATGGATTTGAGAATAGGTCATTTCTCTTTGATCTGGTGGTAGATGAGCAAAACCCTTTCTTAAGAAGATCTCCACTCTATCTTCTGTTACTGTGATAACTCTACCCCTAGTATTAATCAACTTGATCATAACTTTTTCTTGTTTTCTTGCATAAAGTCATATGCTGACTGAGCATGTTTAGCTCCACAAAAAAACCCCTCAAGGTCTTCGCTGTTAACAGTATATCCTAATTTAACTGGTCCAATGTGACAATGTTGCCAATCACATCTTTTACGGTGATTTAACTTAACCTGTCTACCCATCATTGCTGTCATACTTCTCTCCTTTTCAAATTATTTAACAAGACTTCGTAATCATACTTGCTTCGCTTGATTATCTTATTCTTTTTCATCATCAAATAATTGTATCTCTCTTCATGTCTTTCTCTAAACCAATCGGTGAACTGCAACGGTTCCTTATGTTGCCAATAAAGATGACACCCTACGCAGAAACATAAAGCATTCATGGGATCCCAACGCAACATCATATTTCTACGTCCAATAATATGAGCACATTGTAAGCCTTCTGACTTACCACATTTCTCACATCTTCCGTGTTCTCTTATTAAGAGGGAGAATTCTTTATCACACTGTTTCTTGAGATAGGAGACACTCCCTTTCGAAACTCTTTTCCTAACCATGAACCCATTGTACCTAAGTTTCTAGCACTTGTCTAGTTGGACTGCCAATAGAAGAATCCTTTATCTTATATCCAGCTCTTCTTGCGCAGCTCTTGCAAATACGACCAACTAACTCAACCTCTTTAACCTCTCCAGTAAGAGGAGACTCTACATGATCAGCTAATTTTACTGCATACGATCCATAATGCCTTATGACTAATTTACATCCCATGCATCTAGTTGCTCTTTTCATATTCAACAATACCCTTCTTCTGTAAATGGTTAATCAAATCGAATGGTTCAGAAATGCTCCAATAAAAAATGTACAGAAACACTGACACTATTGCTAAAGTAAAAAATACCCCCCACAACCACTCTGAAGCATTAAACTTATCAAACAATAAGAACATTGCAATCCAAGAAGAAAGATTAAACGGTTGCATTACATTAACATTTTTAATTCTCTTCACTCTCTTCATCTTTGCCTCCATGCAAGTACTATGCTTATAATTAACAGGCTTGTCATAAAAATCGTTAGAAAAACGAATATTATTATGGCAGAAATCCAAATTGGTGACAAAACCCACCACCAACTCCAGTCAATTTCACCGAGCAACTTCAACGTGATAAAAACAATGGTTAGCAGTCCTGTAAAACCTATCCCCCCAGAACTATATTTCGACTCACTCATATTACTCCAATTTTAATTAAGGAAAAACACAGTTGTCAGACTAGGTGAATGATCAGTCCAATAGTTGTCTTCAAGACTATATTTTTCACAAACAACAGTTTTTCTCTCAAAATAATCTACAAAAAGAATACAATCCTTATTATCACTTAAATCATAACTATTCGTGTACCATGTTTGGAGATCAACTTTTACCCTGTATCTTTGATCTCCGTATCTTGCCTTAGTTATTGACTGGCTAACGAATACAATGGGAATTACTATAGAAAGCGCAAAAAATACCACACAAAAAACAAATACAATAGCTTGGCATACTAATTTAATTAACTCTTTCATTTTTTCTCCTTCGGTCTATGAATTTTTAATATCTTATGCATAACTGGTTGTGTTGACCCACCCATTCTCTTTGCAATCTCACGTTGGGAAAATCCTCTATCATGTAAATATAAAACCATTTCAATCCTAATACGACTGTATATAGAAATAACCTCTTCTGGTAAAAGCTTTTCGAAGTCTGGTAATGGATTAACTACCTTCTCTATCTCATTCTGTGGCATCTCTGAGGCTCTTAAAACCTCTCTAGCTGACTTTCTTGTCTGTTCTAGTATAGTTAGTATCTCTTCTTGTTTATCCATTTTTCTCCTTGAGTATATAAACTATCTCTGTTTGTGATATGGAAACTACGGTAGAATGCAATATTTCCCAACCATCTTCTAATAACATATCTAATTCATCATTGCCACCAGGATCATGATAATCTTGAGCGACTTTGACTCTCTTAATTTGTTTACTCATTTTTTCTCCTGACCAGAGAGGTAGCTAACCAATTTCTTTAATGATGACATTTTTTGTTTTTCTGTCTTATCCTTGAGACCTACGACCTTCCAGTTATATTTCTCTGCCTCTTTAGATTTAAAAAAGAACGCAGCAAACTGTTGAGCACTCTCACCACTAATTCCTAAACGAATTCCCTTTGGATATTTAAAAATTATTTCTTGTACATCTATGTATTTAGGGTTGTTCATTTTCATGATTGCTGATATTCATTTGACGATCAAGCTCCTCAGATGAAATCATTCCTATTCTATATTTGAGATTTAAATATCTCCAATTATTATCTACGTAAAGAGTTTTATCGAGAATCTCTATCTCTTCAATAATGTCAGAATCGTTTATTGTAGGATCATTCATAGCTTATCACTTATTATTTTCACTGTCAACGGGCTGTTTAAAAACTCTAATAAATATTCTCATATATGCCAACTCTGCTGATTTTTGATTCTTTCTCTTTCCTTGTCCCTTGCATCTTCCATCTTTTTCTCACAACGATGACAAGGATTATTACCACCATAGGAATAAAATGTTTTGTCCCTCTTATTGGGTCTTTCTTTCTTAGGAACGTCATAGGTTACTCCGCAAAGATCATTAGTCCGACAGGCAACCTCATAACCACACAGATCACATGTAAACTTAATCATAATTCCTCTGATAACATTAATATTTGTTCAACCCATGTTGGAATACAGTCTGAAATATCACACTCATGGAAATGGATTTCTCTTTTGGGGACTATTTTGTATCTCTCTAGTTTCCTTTTCCGTTCTTCCCAGTCTAAGAGCGGTTCTAGATGATACCAGTACCTTCCTCTAAATATCCCACCACCAACCCTACATATTACTTCCATGAAAATTGGGTAAGGGGAATGAGCGTATGTCCATGCTTTTAAGGACATCCTGTCTTCTTTAGAAAGATAATTCATTCCAGGAGGATGAGTATGAGCCATTAGTCTAATAAGGCCTGGGAATCGCTCGTGATGGGCTCTTATATACTCTTCTGGAAACGCCATCTTGGAATACTTACCGAAAGTCGTATGTAAGACAATGTTATCCTGTCCGACAACCATTGCTACTTTTTTGAACTTCCTTAATGGCATATAAGAACCTTTCTTTGCAAGTGTGGAGAGATTCGAACTCCCAGTCAGTACTTTGGAGGTACTTGGTTTAGCCGTTAACCGACACACTTTAGTGTAAAGCAGTAATGTGAGACATGATAATCACAAAACGCAACACATTACCGCCTTAACTGTGGGGATGCAAGGAACCGAACCTTGATGGTCTAAAAGATCACTGATCGTCACATCCCCTATGAATGATGAGGTAACATCCAAAATTGCGTTCGGTTTGTTGTCGTCATCGACACCGTAATCGCTGAATTTCAGGTGTTACTCATCACCTTCTTAAATAACACTTTATCAAATTAAATAGATGATGTCAATAGGCTTTTGAGCCTAATATCTTTTCTGCCTCTTTAATTTTAATGGCATCACAAATAGCTTCATATTTCCATAAAGCCTTCTGATAAAGAGGAGATTGTTCGTGTTCTATCAACCACTTCTCAGCCGTTTTTTTTAGTTGCTGAAGTCTACCGTCACTGTGACCAGTATAACCAAGAGGCTTCTCATTCGCCTTCAAAGATTCTCCAGCTAATTTCCATTTCTGATAACCTGTAAGCTTTTTCACAATTAGGACATGTTATTATTTTTTCTTTTTTTTCTTTAGGCATTGGAAGATACTTGTTACAGATCTTGTGCCAACTGGTATTCTTACCTTCAGGCAATAAGTTGAGGTCAGGGTACTTCTTATAGAACTGGACAGATCTCTCCACAGTGCGCTTACTTTTATTGAGTGATTGCGCCACGCGTGTTGTAACCTCTTTAGGTTCGATTCCTGCTCGTACAAATAAAGCATTATCCTCCGTTATTCTTTTCCCTAATATCCAGTATCCTTCTACTAATGCCCAGCGAGAAGTAAAACTGGCTTCTACTATTATTGATTTACATTCATCTATCAAATGATTATACCATTCAGCAGTAACTACCTCCACAATATCCGCCTCTCTCGTTCCAAATTCCAACTTGGTCTAATGGTTTAGTTAAATCTGGCTCTCTGTTAGTAACTCTGCCTGTGAACCCTCTCATGTCTTTTATTTTTATGTGTGGCCTAGTATCTTTTTTAACTGGAACTCTTTGATTGTCTGGACCAGTTAATTGTGAGCGTGTACTTTTTTCATTCATTTTAGTTAACTCTCTAAAAGACTAAAATATTCATCTTCTTCAAGTCCTTCCTCTCTCATTGCGTACATTTCTTTAAACTCTGACATCTGTTCTTCATGTTCGTACCTAATTCTAGCCTCCATAGCCTCATCCAATTCCCTAGGGCATCTTATCAAAGTTCTAGCATAAGTAAAAGCATCAGTTTTCATATCCATTATTATTTTTATTTCCTTTTTTATATTTAATATCAACTATATCTTCTTCTTTTAATCTCCTCACTTTTCGTACCCAACAACCTTTTAGAAATTTTGTCAAAACGGACCTTCTTCGTTAGTTTCAATTTCTTTTCAAAAACAAAGTCAAAATCACCAGCCTCACCCCCCCAAGTATCATCACTCCCATTTAATTCCCTAGTTGGCCCTGCTTTAGTACATCTATAAATATATGCATACTTTTTGTCCTTTGTCTTCCCTTTCATTATTCGATCACCTACAGAATAAACCAACCCATTAGTAATAAGACTACTATAATGTCTCAAACGATAATATTTGTTAGTTCCATGTCTCGTGTTATGAATCCGTTCTATAACTTCTCCTAGCTCTAATGAAATAAATCCGAAAATAAGAAATATCCCAGTAATGGTCAAAAGTACCATCCAAATGCCAATCCACATACTGATTATTTCTACAAAATCATTCTCCATAAAATCTCCTTTTTTATATTTTCTCCTTTTTTTAATAAACTTTACACAACAAAACTAACCTTAATAAAGGCCTTCCTATATTGTCTTTCTTCTTGTAAGGTCGTATGTACCACCCCTACTTAGTTTTAATAATGCACTAAACATCTAAAACCGAGAGTATCGCTAGGGACTTTCTTAAGGAGGTATAAACCAGCAATAATAGAGTTTATCCCAAAGATTACCCAATAATACTTAAGACTCCGACAATCATAGGACACGGGATGTCGCTTGTTTCGATCCTATGTCGGGTGAGGTGCGACAGGTTCAGGTTACTTACCCTGCGCTGTATCCCGTTATTTTAGATGTTTTAATTTGTTTTGCTACTGAACAAAGTCTAATTAAAGACTTAATACTGTAGATTGGCAAGGATCTTTTGAATAAAGCTAGCAAACCACGCAGGGAGTCGAACCCGTTCACTTTAAGCATAGCCCTAATTACTGGTTTATTAAGGTGATCAACCTATTTTTACCACCAATCTACAGTGTTAAATTTTCAAATGGTAATTAGAGGAGCTAAAATTCTAAACCCCTTAGCGATCAACCAAAGGTAAAACCACTCTATTCAATATATTCAAGCAGACTCCTCCAATTAGTGGAGCAAAGGAGATTCGAACTCCTATTCCAACATACGCTCTCTCTAACTTCGAGTTACTGTCGGGTGTTACCTAGTGTTAGTCACTATTGCTCCTAATTTCTAGTCCATTAATAATCTCGTCAATCATTTTCCCATAAATTTCTACATATTCTTCATTACTAAGTTCGTTATTGGTTTTGTATCCCCACTCTTTAGTTGATAAATTAACAGCAACATTGCTACACTTTTCCCTTAGGTCTTCTATCATTTCTTCAGCAAGAACCTTTTTGATTGCAAATATTATTTTTTCATTAGTGTTCATATATAATCTAAATTATTACCCAAAACGGGATTAGCATGGCCCACCATTGCCATGTGGTTGGGGGAAAGCCTAGATAAGATAAAAAACCTCCAATCCAACCACCTAGAAAACATTGTGCTATTATTCTTTTTTTATTTCTACTCATATATACAACAAAAAACCCCTTCTGCTGCAACCCTCACGGTTTCAAAAGGAGTTTCTTGCTAAAGTACTCTAATTATGTGAGGAGAATGCAGTTCGTATATTTAATCATTGTATTCTTTTTTTGTCAAGTACTAATTTACTAGGTAGCAATTTTAGCCTTATCTTTTTCTCTAAACATTTTAAACTTAAGGTCTTTCATTGCGTCATGGTGTTCTTTAAAGTTCATTTCTTCTTCACCAGCCCAAGCTGCTTGGGACAGTTCCTTACACTCTCCATATCTTACATCATCAAACTCAAAAAAGAAAGTAACACCATCGTCAGACTTTATGTCTGCGAGTTGCCACCCTCTCATCTGTAAAAATGCCGCTAAGTAAAGACTCCTTGTCTTGAACTTCTCTACAACAGAATTCACATTTTCCATTTTTGTATTCCTTTTCTTTATGTTCCTTACCAAGATGTATACCACAGGACTTACAGGTTTTGCAAGGACAATTTTTTCTTTTAATCTTCTTACCTATACAACGTGGACATTGGCAATATCCATAATTCTTATCCCAATCATGATATATTCGCCTTTTCATTACAATACTCACCTTCTCCTAGTTTCTTGGTACATTTATAGAAAGGGCCAAATTTACCATCAAAACGCCTCATTTCCCTATTATGCACCTTACACATAGGAACAGTCTCTTTAAGCCATTCTGGAGTCTCTGACGGCCCCGTAGGACCCTCTTTCCATGATGGTTGCCAATTTTGTTCCTGAGCATGTCCAACAACCTTAATAACTTTCCCTAAAACGTCGCTAACCTCTGTTCCTCTCATTGTTAGCATAATCCCAAATCCATCTACCCAAAACTTAATATTTGCTGAAGCTGGTGCTTCAGGTAGCATCTCCTTCGTCTCCTGTGTCATTTTCCTCCTCATCCCAATCCTCTTGGTCAAACTTGTTAATAATTTGATAAATCCTATTCGGTGTAAGTCCAGCACAAGAAGCAAGGTCTGTTACACTAACAAAACCCTTCTTCACCAGTCTATATATCAGGAGGTTAAATCTAATGGAGTCAATTTCGTTTAGTCTTCTATATAGCTGATTTAGTGTTGCGACTCGCTCTTTTTTATATAATATAATTTCTTCACTGTAGTCTTCATTCATATATCAATAATATCATGTCCTAAGTTTAATATCAACCACGCTGCTTGGGGGCATCTTCTGGGCTAGGGCCTGAGATTTGACCAAGGGCGTCACTAATTTTGCAAAGACTGCTATGACACTCACTCAAACGGTGAGTGGCGAAACTTATCCTGCTAGACGGAGATGCCGTCTCGGTAGATTCTTCAGCCCCCACAACTGTCCGATAGAGCTTGCTTTCAATATCTTTAATAATATTCTCAATTTGAGATACCTGACTTAACAATGTTTTTTCTGACATATTTTTTTTCCTCTTTATTAAATTTATCTAGACTAAGCCTTCAAGTTTATTCGGAGTTTCTGGGTTCCTTCTAGAATGGTTTAGCTGTTCAACTAATTCATCTGCACAACGAATAGCATTTTCACAAGCTTCCTTAGCATGGCTTACATTTTTTGTATTAGAAATTATCCCTTGTAAGATCTTAATTGAAAAGTATTCTCGTTTTGATAGCTTCATATTTCTTTTTTATCCAGCTTCTCAGCCAATGCTTTAAGAAATGGATTTTCCTCTAACAACCCTCTCATTTTAACAGGATCGACAAAAACGACAGTAACGTCTTCACCATTTTTATGGCTCATTTCTATTTTCAAATCCTTTATTCTTTCGTGTAAATACAAGGCCATAATCATCCTTGGTTATATAAAGCCGTTGTCTCCAAACATTTTTTACAGAAATAAACTGCTACAGCACAAGCATCATGAAGCCAAAATTCGTTTGGTGGTTTATTCTTATACATGTGAGAAACGTATTTTTGTCCCTTCTTTTGTCCCTCTTCATGGGCAACAAATCCTAACCTTGCTTCTCCGTCACATCGGCAACATTCTGTAGTCTTAGGGAAATCGGCTTGCCATGATATTTGCCTAGTTTTATCAACATCAAATGCTATTTGTACTTTCATATTTTCCCTTACAGTCTTTTTAATATAGCAGATCGTGGTTTAGAGTTCTCCCAATATAGCTTATAGAAAGTTTGTGCTTCAGCAAAAATAACAGCCGAACTACCTAAAATTTCACTAGTCCCATAAAGGTTGTCGTAGTTCACAAGAGCTCCAAGACCTATGCTTATAAGTAATGAAATCAAATATTTTACTTTAGAACTTGCGATCCTGTTGTTAATAAGATCAATCACTGGTGGTAATAAAAAGCCAATTAATTCTTTATTCATTTTTTCTTCGTCACCTCCCCTTTTTCTTCTCGTGAGAAAATTTTGTTAATTAATATAGTAAATAACTCTCCAATTTCAAGACCTTTAACTGAAGTTAATTTAGCACTGTCTACCTTAGACTGCCAATCTTTGTCTAATGCCAACTTATCTTCTTTACATAGCTCTTTTTCCACTTTCTTAACTGATTCAATCTCCAATTTGTGTGTGTCTATAGTATTTTTTAGCTGAAGTTGTGTAGATGCTAAATCACCTGAAAGTACTGGAACCCTTACATCGTTTGCAATGAGCGCATTTACATAACCTTCCCAATTTCCTTCGGGACCAGCTACGCGTTCGGTTCGGTAAGCATCCAGTAATCTAATTCCTTCTTCTTTATACTCATCCACTTGCTCAACCACTTCTTCACCCATTGTTTGTTGTAGAAATGGAAGAGGGTCAATACCACCCATGAAGCCGTTATTCTTGTTTAGCCTATAACCTCTAGAATCTACTTCAAAGCGGTTAACGTGAAGATGTGCTCCCGTGGAGTTTCCAGTACTGCCCATAGTTCCTATTGGAGCACCTGGAGCCAAGTCTTGACCAACCCAGACTTTATTAGCAGACTCATGACAATATTGCCAAGCTTCATTAATGTCTGGATACCAAATTGTACAAAAAATACCGTAATTACCCCCTCTAGAAGCCATGTCAATATCTTTAACAACCTTCCCTTTCCAGGGTAAAGAAAATATTGTCCAATCTGAAGAAGTCGGAACTACATCTAATCCCTCATGTCCCTTAAGGCCCCACTTTTTATAGTAGTCCTCGTTAACCCCGAATTCCTGTGTAATCCTAAACGGCGAATTAAATACCTTGACAGCCATAGTTTTATTTTATCACAAATCCTAATAAAGTCAACAACCCACCAACAATGGCGGTTATAACAAGTGCTAAAACAAGGTTTCTAACTTTGACATTGTTTTCAACCTTACCTTTTAGAACAACGAACTCTTCTCTTGTAACATAACGATCTTTCATGTCTTCCTTAAGATCATTAAATAGTCTCTCGATGTTGGCTAGTCTTTGATCAACTTTGCCCATCCATCTGTCTATTGTTTCAGTTTTCATTCTGCGAATGTAATTAATAATAATAATAATATTTGAAATACCTGCAAAAGAGCAATGACAATAAACCCAATACAAACATTGATTCGTATTCGCGTAAGCTTCTTTTGTCTGTCTTCACTCCTAAGCGCTTTCCCTAAAATCTCAATCATCTTAGGTTCACTAAACTTGATCCCCATGTTAAATACCTGAGACTCCAAATCACTTAGTCTTTCGTTTACTTCTTTTACGTTTACCATACTTTATTTTGGGTCTCCTAAGTCTTAGTTTTAATCTCTTTAACAATAATTTTGGTTTAGAAAGTTTCATTTTCCTCCTTCCCTAGCTACCTTAACTCCAGCAGCCCTCTTGAATGCCTCTGGAACTGTAGTTTCTCCAACCTTTTGTGCCGTAGCAGCAGCCCTTGATTTGAACTGAGGGCTACGATAAACTTGTTCAGCCGCTATCGGGACAGCTCCAAGAGCCGCAAGCCCAGGTTTCCCAGACACAGCTCCAAGAAGAGTAGTCCCGTACAAGCCTTTAATTATAACGCTTGACTCTCTTTTAGACAGTCTATCCAAATTAGCCACTAAAGCATCTCTAGCTGTATTATAATACATTATATTCCTATTTATGTCTTTAACTCCAGGAGCATATCTCTCAATCAGGTTGTTAACTTCCCTAGCAACATCTGCTAAGGCTTTGCTTTGGGGAGTTGGTTTACCACTGGCTGAATAGTAAGATTTAGCGGCTGTTTGAACATCTCTCTTGAATCCGTTTAGTTGAACAAGGTCAATGCCTGGTCCTTTCATAAATAGTTCTCGTTCACTGGTAGTCCATTGACTCGCTGGTTTGTTCGGTGCGCCTGGGAAGTTAAGCCAATCATCTGCTAAGGATTTTAACTTACTTATTGCCCCGCCCTGCATTGCTCTTCCAGGGGCTTTCCTCCCACTCATTGTGTCATAAATTATCTTCCCTACTTCTTCATTGGGTACTGTTTTAACTCCAGTTCCCTCTGCTCCCTTTTTGACAACAGCAGGATCTACTTTAAAACTGCCAAGAAACTCATCTGCCTTGTTGTTCCAATTGTCTACCTGATCATTAAAGTATGTTCTAAGCTTCCCATCGTTCATTCCTTTAATATTTTGAATATCCTTATCTATAACTTCATCAGCAAATTCCATTTTACCGTATTTTCTAAGATCTTTAAGATGTTTAGACGTAGGTTTAAATAGTTGAAGAACAAACGGCTTGGCCTGTTTTTTGATCTTCTCCTTTAACTTACCAGCACCAGCTAATGCTATATCAAACGCAGCTCCAGTTCCAGCACCTTTTAGTGTTTTACCAGCTCTTTCTTTGAAAGTCATCTCCTCTGGTGAAGTTGATGCTAACAGGGCCCCTCTAGCCATCCCAGCTAAAGGAACAGTCTTTCCACCTATCAAAGGTAGTTTACTGGCTGCCTTGACTCCCTTAGAGCCTGGAATCATGTAAGAACCAAGCTCGGCGGCCACTGGACCCGTTTCTTTGTATTTCTTCGCTAAGTAATAAGGAAGTAATAGTTTCTCCAGCGCCCCTTCAGGCCTATGTTGTCCTGCTAGGTACTCTTGACCAAACTTCTTTGTTCTAGGAGCCAAGAGATCACCAAGAAATCCTGGCAACTTTTCACCAATATTTCCACCCATATTTCCGATCTTGTCGGCAATACTAGATGAACCAGATTGGCCACTTGATTTTCCCTTTAATTGTTGTAGTTCTTCAGGCGATAATCGCCCAACTTTTCTTATAGCCATAATCTAATGATTAAATTATTACATTGGCATGTAGCCTTCATTTAGTAATTCAATATACTCTTCCATTGTGTCTGCCTCGTATGCATCTCCTGTTTCTGGATCTACTGCGGAAAAAGATTCTCCTGCACTACTATACTTGGCCATTAGACCATCTTTAACACCTTCTATTTTTTGTGCTGCTAGTTCGTTGTCCATCCACCATGCTGGCATTTGTTTTAAGTAGAATTTTCTATCTTCGTCAGAAAGCCTGTTCTTTTCGACCTCTTTAGCTAAGATTTGAGTAAGGATATTCTTTTGCGATTCAACTCTTGCTCCTGATGGATTACGAGGATCTAATCGCTCTTGAGGAGAAGTTTGTGATCTAGCTAATAAATAATTATCTAAAGCGCTTGAAACTCCTTCAAACATCTTCTTTCCCTCTCTATCGGCCTTGTCTTCCTTGCTCTCTTCTGGGAATAACGACCTAGTTAAATATTCACTAGCTATTCCTTTTCCTAACTCAGGGTAAATACTCATTAGTAAAGGAGACATGTCTTGCATTGGCTTATCACCAAGGGGATCCCACTGATCAGTAGATGTGTTGTATTTCCACTCTTGTCCGCCATCTGTTGTAGCAACCTCATCTGGTTCAGAAGGAGAATATTGTGGTGGTTGTCCCACAGCTCCCTGTCCAGACAACAACTTAATTAAAGCAGCTATTCTATCAGCTTCAGATGTTTCTCCTTTAGACTTCCGAGCGGCCTCTTCTCTCTTAAGCTTATGCTCTTCTAAAGCTAGTTGGCTTCTGAACTCTGTATCTAAGAACCCCATCTCTTTCTCTTTAGCCCCAAGACCTAATTCAAAGATTTTAACTCCTCTTTCCAGTATCCCTTCTAGATGTTGTTCTCGGTTCTCTAGGAGTCTTGTAGCACCAGATACCTGACCAAGTGTGGCTTGATGTTGACCAGCAGCTATTTCCTCTCTCTTGTAAGGATCACGGATAAACATTTCACTCTCAGGATTAGCATATCTTTCAGCCATTCTCTTATCTACGTCCCACAACTGCATAATAGAGGCATCTTTTTGAGAACGAAGTGCAGGAGCAATCTTTTCTTTACCATAAACAGCTTCTTTTAAAGAGCTTTGGAACTTAGGAAGATCGGCCACTCTTTGGCCGTATTCTTGCCTTTTTGTTGCCATTTGTTGTTGTAGATTTTGAAATGATGTTGCCATATATATTTACCAGTAGGTTATTATTTCATAAACCTTTCGGCCTCAGCTAAATGTGTAGTATATTTTCTTCCATACTGACTTTCTGCCATTCCAGCAGCTCGTTCCTTCTTTTGTTCTCCTAATTCTCTCTCATAACGCGGTTGAAGAATATCAATATCCTCAGTACTACGTTGTCTATCTATTCCAGCCACTTCTTCTTTCCTTTGAACGGCTCGTTGGATAGCTTCTCTTCTTCGTTTTTGAGTATCTGTTAGGAATTGTTGTTCAGTCTCTTGGATTGTACTCTTACCAATGCTGAATACACCTTTTCTATTTAATTCCTCTAACATTGATCTCTTCTCACGTGGGTCTAGTAAGTCAAATCCTTTCTCTGCAACACTCAGGTCTTCAGATCTAAATCGCTTACCTTGTTGATAGTCTTCTTCCATTCTTTTCTTAGCCAGTTCAACATCACCCTTAGACTCTGCTAAAACCTCTTCATAATATGGTCTTAGTTTCTCTAAAGCATCTGCTTCGCCCTGTTCCCAATCAAATTCAAACGGCACTAATTCACCATTAGAGTCTCCTGCAACTCCAGCCTGTGCCCCAAGTTTAGTAGAAAAGAATTCATATTCTGCTGAACCTGGATCAGCTGTTATATTGTAGGTTTTATCAGCTTGTAATGGGTCCGTCTCACTTATACCCATCATTTGGGCTATCAAATCGGGCCTTCCGATCATATTTCCTTCAGATTGAATTTGTTTTAAAGATTTCCCAACAAACTCTTCTGGAACTGTTATAGCCTGAGATGTTTGGGTAGTAGGTTGATCTCCACCTAATCCCAACATTTCAAATATACCAGCATAACTGTCATCTCCGCCTCCACCACCCATACCACGTGCCTGGGCAAGAGCATTATAGTCTTTCCCCTTAGCTTCCCAATCTGCTTGAGCTCCAGCTGGATCCCAACCTTGATATAATTCTTGTGGATAATCCATATTATTTTACTGCGTACTTATCTTTCTTAAAACCTTCTACCATAGAAACGGCTTCTTTAGGTTCTTGAGCCTTAACTCCTTTAACTACGGATGGCTTTACTGTCTTAACCATTGCATTGATAGATTTAACGTAATTTTGTGTTTCCTTAAAAGGAGGAATTCCTTTGTATTTGTTAACCGCCCCAGGGCCAGCATTATAAGCGGCCAGAGCCTTGTTCATGTCGTTATATTGTTTCATCATATTAGCTAGATACTTCGCAGCTCCGTTGATTGATGAAGTTGCATCCCAAGGATCAACCCCATATTGTTTAGCTGTAGCTGGCATGAATTGAGCTATTCCTTCCCCACCAACTGGTGATTTAGCTTTTAGATTAAAACCACTTTCTTGCTTTAAAAGAGCAGATAGCACACTTGTAGGGATCCCATATTTATCAGCGGCACTAGAAATAATTGCCATTAGATTAGCTGGTGTCCCTTGTACAAATCCTAAATTCCCTAAAGGAGCAGGTGGACCGTAAGTTGGTTCAGCAATGGGACTTAGCATCCCTTGTCTCTGCGTGGCTGGTTCTGCGATAGGGCTCAACATTCCCTGTCTTTGCGGCGCTGGAGCTGGAGTTGGAGTTGGTGCTGGCCTTGGAGTTGGAGTCGATACTTGCCCTGACTTCAATTGACCAAGCAAAGCCGTATTTTGAGCGGCTGTGCCCATATATTTAGGACCCAAATCAAATTGACTCCTTCTTTCCTGTACGGAAGGTAGTTGTTGTCCCTTTTGACTGTAGTATTCCCACAATGTATTTGCCATATCTTTAAATTGATCTTGATAATTCTATCCAGTTAGCACCTGTTTTTAACAACACAATGTTGCTGTCAAGGTTTTCCATGACAAAATCGGCATTTCCTGCTAATCTAATGTTTGCTGTATCTATAATGGTTATATCCCTACCGTTGTTGCTTTGTCGCAAAAGAAGAATGTCTCCAACAGACCCTCCATTAATGGTAGACAGACTGTCGGCAGCATCATCACTTTCTGTATCTATTGAGTGACGTGATCTAGTGATTGTAATTGCTCCGCTACTTATAGTAAGTTCACTCTCTGTTCCTAGATTAAAGAAGCCTGTAGTTCCAAGAGTTATGCCACCATCTTTCAATAGAGTGCTATCAATAGTTACTCCAGTGGCCCCTGTTTTTTCATTAATCACATCAGTAGTAACCTCAGAGTCTTTTAATAAAACTCCATCAGCAGTTACTCCAGCAGCACTAGTCGCTTCATTTATCTGATCAATAGCAGGAGTGGTCAAGGTCTTGTTGGTTAAAGTCTCCGTCCCAGCAAGAGTAACCGCTGTACCAGATATTTTTGAAGTTGCTATGGCCGCATCAGCAGCAATATTGTCATTAGAAACACTTCCGTTGTAATCATCAACAATATTGTCAAACTCTGCATTAATGTCAGCAGCAGTAAATGTTTGTGATGTAGCCCATGTTTTTTGTCTAGATAATGTACTCATGTTCCTCCTATGCGCCTCTGAAGCGCTTCTATAAATTCTTTAATGACCTATGTTTATAAAGTATTTCCCAATCTCTTATAACGACAGGTTCATCAAGACTAGAATTGTAAAATTTTAATTGTAGAGAATAACCTCTTTTTTTAGCAAAATGAAGTCTTTCTTTCACAATGTCTGTTGTTCCTAAAACCGCTGGTAGTGTAAAAGGTAGTATTGTTTCGCTTGCCTTTACGTTTACTGTTCCAAGACTGTCATAAGACCGCCCATCAGGTGAAGACTCTACAGTAAGATCATAATCTCCTGTGTCTTCAGTAGTTATATAAAGGTATTTCCATTTTTTCTTTAATTCTGGTCTATCTCCTCCATATCTCCTAGTAAAGACTTGAAAGTCTATAGCAGAACCATTGTCATTTGTAGATGTGTCTAATATATAAGTTAACGAATCGGCTGTTGCTTCTCCAAAGTAAATTGCTGATTCACTACTAAAGTCAAATTCTGCGAAACAAGAAGCATTTATTCCAGTATCTCGAGTCCAACCACTTGTTACAGTGTCCAAAATAGAATTTTGGTTATTAGTTGTGCTCCCAGAAAGTGGGTATGACCATCTAACTTTTCTCCCGTCAAATATTCCAGCTGTCTGACCAAGGCGACCTTCGTTTAATCCAGATAGTGTACCCTTAATGTCGTCTGAAATAAGACCACCTTCAACGATAACGCCATACCTTGTTCGTTGTAGGCTTCTGAATTCTGGTTCTCCTCCTACGTGAGACATGTAATATAGATCATTCCCCGTGTTTACTATTGACCTGTGAGAAACAGTCCCGAAACCAGTCAGTTTTTCATTTAAGTCATCAACTGTGAATGAAGCTGTTCCGAATCCAGTCAAAGACCAAATTCTATTTCTTTTAAAAATAATAAGCTCATCCTTTAGGACAGCTAACCCAGTAATCTCATCACCATCATCTGGATTAATGTCAAGACTTCCAGTGACTCCATTGGTAAAATCATCAGAATCTCCTAGGTCTGACCAATATAGTCTACTTTTAGATGCTGATACTCCTGCTACGAATAAGAAATTATGAAACCAAACAGCAAACTTCCCTGCTGGGAAATTACCATCTGCTACAGCAGCAGCCGTACTCGGTGAGCCTGGTGTGATCTTGGCAGGAACACTACCTCCGTCAAAGGCATAAAGAACATTTTCAGCAGCAACACAATTTACACCTTCTCCTACGTTAGTTAATAAAGAGTCATCTATTTTTGTTTTATTTCCAGAGCCAGTCCAATCATAAATCTCTATAGCCGTATCGCCAGAATCATTATGGAATGAATAAAGCCTTTTAAGTCCAGCAGAAGTTGTAATTCCACATAAACCTAGAATTGCCTTATTGCCAGTGTCATTCCCAACGGCACTGTAGCCAGTTCTTGTTTCAATTTTGTCATTTGATATAACACCATTCTTTATATCGGCAAGATATCCTTTTGGAATAAACTCTGGAGGCAACTTATCATTATAGCCTTTTCCAAAAATCTGCTCCCTTACGATCATTAAATTGCTTTGCATTTTTAGTACCCCCCAAAATCAACATGATCCCCTTGAATATCAATCACTCCTTTATAGTCATCGGCTGTACGATTTTCTAAATACTCAGTCATTTTTAATAATCCTCTTTCGTACTTCCTATCGAGCTTGTCTGCTTCTTCTGTTTCTTGTTGACCAAATCTAAGCGCCTCAGAAGCCGCCCCCCATACTATAAGGAGAAAGTCTCTATCAGCATATGGAAGATCTATAGTATCACTGTCAGCAGTCAAATCACTCTGTAACGGGTAATACCATAATTTAATTGCTTCGTCTCCTGCCTTATCTGGTATAGGAATAAATCCTATTACATTAGCCCTAAGATAGTAAACAGCACCTCTTTTTATAGTTAAAAGAGTATTTTCATTAGCTAGATCTTTCCTTACAGCGTCCATCGTAACGGGGAGTGCCTTAGCAAAAGTTGAACCACTATTACTAATGTCATAATTTATCTCTGCCCTTCTCACTTTTAAGAAGTCAGTCGGTAAGGAATACTCTTGTTGACCCGCTACAGTATCAGAAGTAGAAACACTTAAAGGAGAATAGTCTTCAAACACATCTATTACTGAAGAATAAACTCTATGATAATAAGAATTTATAAGAACATTTAGCTCTGTATCAGTCCAATCTGCTGCATTAGCAGAAGGTTCATCTAAATAACTCCTTACAAGATCTCTAATTTGTAGTAATGTTTTTGCCATATTTGAGCATAAAAAAACGCACGAGGAATATAACCTCGCGCGTATCTATTGATTACTGCGCTCTAAGAGCCCGAGAACCCTTATTTATTTCTTTTTAGCTTTCTTCTCTGGTTCAGCCTTTTTAAGAGGCTTAGTTAAAGCCATTCTAACTGAAACTAAAGCTCCAGCTTCATTGCCCTTCAGATCAACTCTGTCTAAGAAAGTTCTAATGTTTTTTACATCCTGATCGGATATTTCGTATAACATACTCTATAGTTTACAATACTTTTAATTATTTGTCAAGCGCCTTGGCCTATCTTAAGACGTTGTGAGGCTATTCCAGATGGAGGAGCGGCTGCTGCTAGAATTGCTGCTGCTGCCATTGCTGGATTGTCAGCATTAGTAAATGCAAAGGTTGTATTGGCGTTACCAGAATTTTGCCTTGATTCAGCATAGTTATCTCCTGTGTCCCAAGCGGTTGGGGATATTAAAGGATTGAACTTTTACTTTACGAAGTAGTTAAGCACCGTGGCCTATCTTGAAAAGGGGATAATCCCAGGTCCTATGATATCTTTAACACCACCCGATACTGCTTCTGTAAAGTCAATTTCTAGAATAGCCGCCTTTGCTTGAGCAGCATTGTAATCATAGGCTTTCCAATATTCACCATTTCCTGTGCCAGTATTCCAAGCAAAAAGCCTCATATCTTGTCCAGTTGCCCAACCGCCTCTATTAACCAGTTCTTGTATAATTGCCGTAACATCAATAGTATTAACACCATTAGCAGTTGGAGCAAAGGCAGTTTTCGCAGTAGTTTTTGTTGCGGTTGTTGGTTTACTTGCCGCCCCCCAAGCTGGGGCATCATCAACATCATCTCCATATATTTGTGTTAACGGACTTCCAGGTGTCCCAGTAATCGTCAACTTAAGATTTGCTAGATCAATAGTATCACCTTGGCCTACAGCTATACTCTGGAATCTAAAACCAGCATGATATGGTTGAGCCGCTGAATAACCAAGACCAGCTATTAATTCTGTTGAGCTATACTGCCAAGCATTTTGCCAAGTATTACTTGGATAAACCTTTTCCTGTCCATCATCTCCAGTGCCAGTGATATTCTCCGTAATATCAACATCAATAATAACAGGATAATTTACAATATTGTCCCACTCTAATACCCTTGTTTTCTTGTTCTTACAAACGGCTGTCTTCCCTTCAAATTTTTCATAAAGCTGATAAAACTTCCTTCTATTATCTACTTTTCCATTCACAATCTTATTAGTCATTCTTATTTTGCGTTTCTCGGCATCTTTACCACCAGTCTCTTGTTGCATTGAAAAATCATTATCTATGTCATGTTCGATATTCCAAGTAAATTCTCTAATTGCTTGATCGCTCCTAAGAATCTTGTAAAACTCAACACCTCCAGGTTTTAATTCCAAATAAATATCTGTATCCAAGGCAACATTATCCCACCAGATCTTTGCTCCATCTACTCTAACTTCTCCTGTATATGCAATAAAATCTGTATTCCCAATCTTAGCCAAACCAAAACTAGCCGAGCCCCTCTGCTTAGATACATACTTGAATGATATAGTGGCCTTATCTATAGTTAATTTGTATGGTGCTTCCTCAACAGTTATTTTATTATCTTTAATTACTGGTGTTAAATCAATTTCCTTCCAATCCTCGTTCTTATCTTGATTGTTTTCTTTATAATGAACAAGACCAAAAACCTTAACTAACTTTCTCTTACGACCACCTAAATTAAACACCTTTGTATCCTTAAGGCGTTTGCTAACCATTTCAAAACTATCTTTTGGAAATTTAATTATACTTGCTGGTTTCATATACCTATGGTTAAGTCCTCCCTTTTAAATCTTAACAAACTTGGATCTATAACTGAAATTGCCTTATCTGTATCTATTGGCCATCCTTGATTTTTTAGAGTATTGAAGTGTTTCATGGGATCTTTAATTACTTCTCTGTATTGAAAAACATCTATTTGAGTATCTAATCTGTTTTTAAGCATGTCAATAGAGTCTTGCATTATTTCCTCGTACTTCTCAAACGTTGGTGGCAATTTGTTCCCGAAGAACGCTTCATAGGATTGCCGAATCTCTTCGGTATCTCTCATCATAAAGACAATCTTGTAATCCCCTACCACCATCCTCCACAACCCTCCATGCAAGCACTTAATCAATTTCCCCTCGTACATTCTAGGAAAACCAAATTGCATATATTCTCGTCTTTGTAGCTCATAAAAGCCACCAGGATTCGGTTTATAATCCTTATCACCATATTGATCATTCATTTTCTCTCTAGTAGGATTCTTAACCGCATCTAACCCGCCAGCCTCCAAGGCTCGCATCATCATTGAAGTACCAGTTCTCATGTATCCTGAGACAATATAGATCATACACTAACTATTGCATAACTAATCCAACCATCCAAAGCGGCATCTACAACATCAACTTCTAAATCCTTGTTAGTTGCCAATTTCCAGATAGGCATGGAAAAATTACCAGAAGGTGCTTGTGACATTCCAGAGTTAGCCGCAAAGTCCATAATTCCTGAGATAGCGGTGTCGTCTTCATCTTGGAATGAGACTGTGCCAGCTACCGAGACTGTAAAACCAAACCCATAAACCCAAATCTGTTTACTTGCCGCACTTGAAACTAGAACTTGATTAGCTCCAGCGTTTAAATTAATGGCAAATTGAGTATATGAATCAATCGTTGGTTCACCTGGGCCGACTATTGCTCCATCTATTAGCTCAACGGCTGTTTTAATAGCTGAAGCACTTGCCTCAGTCACATTCAAATCAGCAGCAGTGTCTTGAACTACCTCTACTCCCCCTGCATTATCAACAGTAACATTGTGGCCATCTGCAAGTTGTAATGCAGACGTTGCAAATCCCGAAATAGGGCTACTTTCTGTTACTGCCAAAGCCGTCATTCCTGCAATTCCCTGAACGGCCAATACTTCACCAGCTTGTGGGCTTCCTGCCGTGCCACCACCTCTTACAAATACTTCATTGGTAATAATATTGTCAACTGTTACATTATGCCCATCAGCTAATTGAAGTGCTGAAGTAGCAAGGCCAACGTCGTCAGCGACGATAGTAGTATTAATAGAATTGTCTGTATCTTCAGTTACTTCATCACCAGTGGCAGTTACTAATCTAACTTTTCCTATAACATTAGTTCCTGCCGCTATTGATAAAATGTCAACATCTCCAATATCTACACCACTGTTAGCAGCTAGTTTTCCTATAGCATTTGTTCCTGCTGGTAATGATGCTACTACATCAACTTGCATTTGCCCCGCCGCTACTGCTCCTGCCAAAGTACTAGTATCAGCATCTATTGTCGCAAGTAAAGCAACTGCTGGATCATCCGAGGCCAATGTTACTCTTTGTACCCCTGCTGCTACTGCCCCTGCACCTCCGACTACATCTGTACCAGCAATATTCATGTTGGT